TAAACCAACTGTTTGGGAGTTTATGAAAGAAACCATAGATTTTAATATTCAGGAAAAAAATATGAAAATGAATAATGATTTTTTTATAAATTATTTACTTCATAATAATATTAATTTTTTATTAACAACCCCACCACAAATTTCACTTTCATTTAATTTAACACAAAAAATAAAAAATAATTTAATAGAATTTGAAAAAAATGTGTTTGATATATACTATTTTGTAGAAAAAAATAAATTAAGAATACAGGATGAAACTCATAATGAAATAGATGATGGGCATGCAGGATTTGAAGGAAATAAAAAAATAGCAAAAATAATTTTTGATAAAATTAATAATTTAAAAAACATAATATGAAATTAATTACGGATAAAGACACAAACGGATTAACATCAAAAGAATTTAAAGAATTCTTAAAAACACCTACACCATATTCTTCTTTTACAAAAGAAGAAGCGGATAAGTTGGAACAAACACTTAAAACTGGATTAGAAACATATCCTGGTTTGGGTATTTCTGCAACTCAATTAGGAATTAAACAAAGAGCATGTTATATTAAATTTGGAGATGATGAAAATAAAACTGAGTTATTTTTATTAAATCCAATTATTAAAGAAAGAAGTAAAGATGGATTTTTATTTTACGAAGGGTGTTTATCTATTCCAAAAACAGTAACCGCTCCTTTAAGAACTATACGTTCTACAAAAGTTGTTGTACAAACCGATAATTTGGGAGAATTAACATTTGAAATTAATCCCGAAGGTGATAAAGCAAATGAAAGAGTTTCAGTAGAAACTATGATGACCGTTATTGTTCAACATGAAATTGACCATTTAGATGGTATTACAATTAAAGATAGAGTTTATTCAACTACTCGTACAGTTCGTAAAAACTATGGTAGAAACGATTTAGTTGTAATGAAATCACCAGGTGGTGAAATGGTTGAAGTTAAATACAAAAATTCAAATAAATTCTTTTTACAAGGATACGAAGTAGTTTAATATGACAGCACTATACATAACAATTACAGTTTTATTAGCATTGATTATAACATTAGGATATGTTATTATTATTAATTTACAAAAAATAGAAAGTTACGAAGATTTTATTGAAAAAGAAATCGGAAGAAACGAAGCATTACTGGAGGCATTAAGACAGATAGATGAACGTCAAATGTTTGAGAAGGATGATGATGTAGGTTCGGTATTTTACCAAATAAAAGAAACCATCGAAAGATTCAAACAATTTAATTAATATGCCAAGAAAAGCCAAAAGTAAACAATACTTTACAAAAGATACAGAAGATGCTATCATAGAGTATAACTCAACAGAAGACCAACGTATCAAAGATAAGGTTTATAAAGATAGAATTAAACCTGCATTTGATAAACTTGCAGAAATAGTTTATAACAAATGGAAGTTTAGTTATTTTGATGATGACCCGAGAGATGTGATGTCTGAGGTTGTTACATTTATGATTGAAAAAATTCATATGTACAAAGAAGGTAAAGGTAAAGCATTCTCTTACTTTACTATTGTTGCTAGAAACTATTTAATTTTAAATAACAACGCAAATTACAAACGATATAAAGATACAGATATTATATCAAACTTACCTGACCATTGGGATACAGAAAATAATTGGGAAGAAGAAAATATTAATGATGAATTCCGTACATTTAATAAAAGAATGTTAGCTTATTGGGATATTCATTTAGAAAATCATTTTCCAAAGAAACGTGATATGCAAATTGCAGATGCAGTTTTGGAATTATTTAGAAGAGCAGAATACATAGAAAGTTTCAATAAAAAATCTTTATACCTACTTATTAGAGAGATGACTGGTCATCCAACACATTACATAACCAAAATTGTCAATAAAATGAAAGACAAACAAATGGAGTTATATAGTGAATTTGACAGAACAGGAGACTTAACTATGTAGATTATGATTAAATTAGGAATATCTGCTTTTTACCACGACTCTGCAGCAGCAATAGTAATAGATGGTGAAGTAATAGCAGCAATAGAAGAGGAGAAATTTACAAATATCAAACATGATAATTCATTTCCCTTACAAGCAATAGAATGGTGTTTAAAATCAGCAAAAATATCAATTGATAAAGTTGATATGATTTGTTGGTACGAAGAACCTAAATTGAAATACGATAGGGTTGAAGCTACTTTGGGTAAAAGTTGGTTGAAGAACTTTAAAAAATGGACAACATTTAAAAAAGAATTTTCAAACGGTGAAGGAAACTTAAAAGATTACTTTAAAACACAGATTGGTTATACAGGACCAATAACGTATGTAAAACACCATTTATCACATTTAGCATTATCTTTTTACACTTCCCCTTTTGAGGAAGCTATTGGTATGTCTATTGATGGAGTGGGTGAGTGGGATACTGTAGTTGTAGCAGATTGTGATAAAACTGGTATCAAAGAAAAACATTCAATCAAATTTCCAAACTCATTAGGATTGGTATATTCTAGTATAACTGCTTATTTAGGATTCAAACCTAATGGTGGCGAGTATAAAGTAATGGGTTTAGCACCTTATGGTAATCCAACGAAGTACTCACATATATTTAACAAAATATCAAAAGTTAATGAAAATGGAACAATTGATATAAAACAGAAGTATTTTACTTGGAAAACATCTAATACAGATATGTACAATTTTGATTTGGTTGAACTAATTGGGTTTGAACCTAGATTATCCGAATCAAACATTGAACAAGAACATATGGATTTGGCAGCTGCCTTACAACAATGGTACGAATCTCAATTATACTTCTTAATAAGAAACGAATGTAAGGGTACTGACAAACGAAATTTAGTGTTGGGTGGTGGTTGTGCATATAATGGAACTGCTAACGGCAAAATCAAAGCAAACACCGAAATACAGAACGTATGGATTCCATATGCACCATCAGATGCAGGTTCTGCTATTGGAGCCTGTTTATACTATTGGCATGATATACTTGCTCACCAAAAAGTAGAAGGTGGTAATAATATATCTCCATATTTAGGTCCATCTTATACCGATTACGATATACAACTCGCAATTAGAGAAAATTTAGATGATATTGTTGTTCGTAAGTTATCTGATTCGGAAATATTAAGAGAAACTGCACAAATGATTAACAATGGTTCAATTGTTGGTTGGTTTCAAGGTAGAACTGAATTTGGTGCAAGAGCATTAGGTAATCGTTCTATATTAGCTAATCCACATATATCAGATATTAGAGATAAGATAAATAAAGTTGTAAAGAAAAGAGAAATGTTTAGACCATTTGCTCCATCTGTTACGGTTGAAGATTATCAAACATATTTTATTTCAGAAAGTGAAGTTCCTTATATGAATCAAGTAGTTAAGGTTAGTGATTTTAAAAAAATACCATCTGTAACCCATGTAGATAAATCAGCAAGGATACATACAGTTAGAAGAGAACAAAACGAAAAATACTACGATTTATTAAAAGAATTCGAAAAAGTAAGTGGTACTCCCATTTTGTTAAACACATCATTCAATTTAAGAGGGCACACAGTAACAAATGACCCAAAGAAAGCAATCTGGACTTTCTTAAATTCAGAAATGGATTATCTTATAATAGAGAATTATTTGATTAGTAAATAATTATTAGTAAAAGAATATAATATGGCATCTGAATTTCAGTTATTTGATGGTAAAAATTTATCATCACTATTTAAAGATATTTACGAAAATCAACAAGTAAAAAAGAAGAATATATCGGATATGATTGAATCTCTTCGTAAGTTGATTCGTAATGTAGGTGAAGCAACGGTACTTGCACCTATTATTAGAGATTTAATTGATTCATCTATTAAAAATGATGACCATTTAATTAAATTGGCAACCATTGCACAAAGATTAGCAGCAGCCGAAGCAAAGGGTATCGGTGAAGATGGGTGGTTGAGTGAACATGAAAAGGCACAATTATTAACGGAATTAGAAGATACTGTTAATGAGATTGATAAAAAGAATGATGAAAAGTTATTAGATATTCAAGTCGAAATAGAAGATATAAAAACTAAATTATAATGGAAACTTTTTTAGCAACAGTTGAGAACGTATATCCAACGAATACAGATTTTTTAAAAAAAGAAGTTGATAACATTTCTATATATAATTCACAACCAAAGTTTTCCGATAAGGATGCTAGAATGTATGGTGCTATAACATATTTAGCAGAAACTAGTGTTGAAACTGATTATGCATTTCCATTTGATAAAAATAATTTTACATTTCCAATTAAAGGTGAAACGGTTGTGGTATTCAAAATTGCAAATCAAACGTTTTGGATGCCATACACTAATACCCCATATTCAAATTATAGAAGAGATTACCTTACATATATAGCTACTATACCAGAAGATGTAACCGTAGTTGGTTCTAATACAAGTGGAAAAGAATACACACAAACAGCAAATGCGGGAGGTCAAACGAAGCCAAATCCAAAACCAAATAGTGATAATAACGCATACAAAAAAAATGAAAAGATTAAATTTTTAAAACCAAAAGATGGTGATACTATTTTAAGTGGTAGAGTTGGTAATACAATACGTTTATCAGAATTTTTTCTATCTTCGGATGGTAAATCTTATCCGGGTATATTCATTCGTAATAAACAAAACCCAGAGCACGATAATAAAAAAATTGGTGAAATGGTTGATGAAGACATTAATAAAGATGGAACATCTGTTTATATTGTATCCGGTAAAACAAAAGTTCCATTTAAAGAAACTATTAAACAAGGAAAAACCGCATTTGGTGGATACCCATCCGATTTTAGTGGAGACCAATTATTTATAAATTCGGATAGAATTGTATTATCTGCTAAAGCAAAAGAATTTATTATATTCGGTAAAGGTAGTACTGGTATCATAACAGATGGTACATTTACTGTTGATGCTGCAAAACCAATTCATTTACATTCATCTGGCAATGTAACTATCGAATCCGCTGGTGGTAATCAAATATTTTTAAATTCAAATAGTGGTAAAGTATTTTTAGGTAAAAATAGTGGAGCAGGTGCAGCGGGTGCTTCCGTACAAAATATGGTATTAGGGGGAGAGTTAATTGAAATATTAACTGAATTAATATCTGCAATTTTAAATCAAACATATTGGACACCATCTGGACCAACCGATTATGGAATGCCACCAGGCCCTATCAACAATTCCGAATTCACTACGGTACAATCTAAGTTAAACAAACTATTATCTTCCACCAATTTTTTAAGTAAATAAAATGGGTATTGCATCAGCCATTGGCAGTTTTGCAGCCAATCAAGTAGGAGATACTATAAAGGAAAGAATATTCGGAGGAACTCCTCATGATTCTTGGACGGATTTTTATATAGCTATGGCTCTTGATATGGAAAGAGTAGTTGTTCGTAAAAAGGTCAGTAAAATTGCTAGAAAAGTTATTGTTGCATCAGACCCAGATGCAGATGAAGCGGAAACTTTAACTAATATATTTGATAATTATTCATTTGCAAAAAGTTTAACAGATGAGTATGATAAGGCAGTACGTGGAGGAAAAACTATAATAGGAGGGATGCCTATTATGTGGGGAAATAAACCATTGATGTTGGCTACACTATTAGGTATAATGCAAGCACAATCTGTAAGTAAAAATGGTGATTTATTGAGAGATATTGGTCCTGCGATTCAAGCATATTGGACACCTGCTTTTACTACAATATATGAAACACCATCTATACCTTGTATTGGAACTATAAAAAATATACAAACTATAGTTGGATTGAATGTTACACCTGGAATATGGACTCCAATTCAAATACCTGCAATGGGAAACGTTCAACCATTTTTATTAAATTTTATTGCAAGTGCTGCATTACATTTATTAACATTAACAGGAATAATAACGTGTCTTGCACAATACCCCCCACCCGCTCCACCTGCGCCTGGAGTATTACCATGGATTGGTTACTTTGTAAATCCTGTTGCAATTGGTTCTGGTTCAAGTTTAACTCAAAAATTAAAAAATACTTTAAAAAAGAATATAAAAAGCATTGTAGATGAAATTGCTACAAAAGATAATTTAATAGCTTTGGGGGAAATAGCTGTTTCTAAGGCTATAGAAGATGTAATTCTTGGAAAAGAAATTGGTGTTAATGAAGTAGTAGCACAAGTAATAACAGATGTCGCAGGTGGATTGGTAGAAGGTGGTAAATTACAAACATCTGATATTGAAAAAAATGTAAAAGACTCTTTAATAGCCACAGAAGATGAAACGGCTAACCTAATAGGCTCAAAACCCGCACCACCTAATGAATCGTATATTAATGCAGGTGGATAAATTTAAACTTATTATATTTATTAACATAACGAATACATTTTTATTATGAAATCAGACATTTTATTATCACTTATTAAAGAAGTGGTTAAGAATGAAGTTAAAACACAGGTTAGACAACAAGTTATTTCTGAAATAACTAAGTTGGTTAAATCCGGTGCAGTTACATTAAATTCTAACAGAAAACCACAAACTCCTACATTAAAGGAGGCAATTACAACTACAGACCCATTTGCTGCGGCAAGTGCTGCTTTACAAAAAAGCAGAGTATCTGTACCACAACAACACAGAGTACAACCAACTCAAAAAGAATACACAAAGAATTCCGCATTAAACGAAATTCTTAATATGACTCAACCGTTTACTGCTGCACAAAGAGCAGAAGGTGGTGGAAGTGGTGGAAGTGTATTAGATATGTTACAACCACAAATGAGTGTGGATGAAGAAGGTTGGGAAACTATGGATTATAGAGGAATTGAATCTCCTCAAAATATCCCACAACAAATGGAATCAACTGGCGATGGGTTGCAAGATGCAACAATAAAAGCATTGACAAGAGATTATTCAGAATTAGTAAAAAGATTTAAATAATGGCAATAGAGCTTGGTAAGGTTAATGTAGTAGATTTAGCAGAAAACGATTACAAAGTACTTGGAATTGGAATTAATAGAAGCTCCGATTCCAATGGTATATTTGCAACCAATTTTACTACATTAACTCAAGCTAAAGATAATTTAAAAAATCTTATTTTAACTAGAAAAGGAGAAAGGTTAATGCAACCTGAATTTGGTTGTGATGTTTGGAGAGTATTATTTGAACCATCGGATGGGGTATTAATAGAAACAAGTATAGAAAATTCAATTGTAGATGCAGTTTCAATTTGGTTGCCATATTTGAATATAGATACTATTATATTTGATTATGATGAAAATGATATAGATAATCATAAAATAGCTTTGGACATTAAATTTTCATTAAAATCAAACCCAAATCTTTCGGAATCAGTACAAATAAATGTAAATAATTAATAATGGCAATTAAACCTTTAGATAAGAATTGGGGAAATGATAATAAAAAGATAAATTATCTTGGTAAAGATTTTGCAACCTTAAAGCAAAACTTAATAGATTATACCAAAACGTATTTTCCAAATACCTATTCCGACTTTAACGAAGCATCGCCTGGTATGGTGTTTGTTGAACAAGCGGCTGCTATTGGTGATATTTTATCTTTTTATCAAGATGTTCAATTAAAAGAATCAATGTTGGCGTATGCTACTGAACGTAAAAACGTTATATCATTAGCACAATCAATAGGGTATAAACCAAAAGTAACAACACCTGCGGTAACTACAATGACAGTTTACCAATTAGTTCCATCTGTTTTTGAAACGGATGGAGGTGGTTCTAATTATTTACCAGATAGTAGATTTTATTTAACAATAAAAGAAGGAATGGAGATTTCTTCAACAACAAATGGAAATGTAACATTTAGAACTACGGATGTAGTTAATTTTTCACAAACCGGAAGTAATTCGGTTAGTGTATTTGAAAGAGATGAATTTGGTAATCCTACTAGATATTTAATTAGCAAAACAGTTAAAGCAATATCCGCAAGAGAATCTACTACATCAGTTTCGTTTGACCAATCGGATGTGGATTACCCATCTAAAACATTATCCGATTTAAATATTATAGGTATAACATCTGTCATTGAATCTAATACAAACGAAATATGGTATGAAGTTCCATATTTGGCACAGGAAAGTGTTTTTGTTGAAAAACCAAACATATCATATAATTCCGATTTAAGTGAATTTTCTGGTTCAGTTCCTTATATATTGGAAGTACAAAAAGTACGTCGTAGATTTTCAGTAAAAGTAAATTCGGATAATACTATGGATTTACAATTTGGAAATGGTGGAGGTAGTGGTTTAACGGATGAACAAATATTACCAAATACAAAAAATATAGGATTAGGATTGGCAAATACTATTCAAAGATTAAATCAAGGAATAGACCCATCTAATTTTTTAAAAACAAATACATTTGGAATATCACCAGCAGGTAAAACCCTTTTAGTTAAATACTTAACGGGTGGTGGAATTCAATCAAATGTAAATACTGGTGATTTAACTACAATTACTAACATACAATTTGAAGAAGACTTATTATCAATTCCAACTAATTTAATAAATTCTTATAATGATACAAAAAATACAATAGCAGTTGAGAACTTAGAACCTGCGGTTGGTGGTAGAGGTAGTGAATCAATTGAAGAAATAAGACAAAACGCGTTAGGAACATTTGGTTCTCAAAATAGAGCAGTAACAAGACAAGATTATATTGTTAGAGCATTATCTATGCCAGAAAAATATGGTAGTATTGCAAAAGTATATGTATCACCCGATGGTGAAGTTGATAATAATTCGCCATCATCAATTTTGGCAAATCCAAAATATATTTCGGAATTCGTTGGATTAGTTGACGGTTTAAAAGATAAACCACAATCGGAAGTTCAAAAAGAATTAGTCAAATATCTTTCACAAAAACGTTCTGCAATATCGGAAGTAAATAATCCATTTGCAATAAATATGTATATATTAGGATACGATGAAAATAAAAAACTTACAAATTTAAATAATGCAGTTAAACAAAATCTTAAAACTTATTTAGGTGAGTATCGTTTAATGACCGATTCTGTAAATTTATTAAATGGATTTATTGTAAATATTGGATGTGATTTTGAAGTAATATGTTATTCTAACTATAACAAAAATGAAGTAGTAGCAAATTGTTTATTAGCATTGCAAGATTATTTTAATATAGATAATTGGACATTTAATAAACCAATAAATTTATCAGAAATAGAATTAATTCTTGCAAATGTAGAAGGTGTTATGAGTGTTCCATCGGTTAAGATATATAATCTATGTGGTGGAGATGGAAATTATTCTACAAACAAATATAATATAGACCAAGCAACTAAAGATAAGATGATTTATCCATCATTAGACCCTTGTGTTTTTGAAGTTAAGTACCCAAATAAAGATATTAAAGGAAGAGCACTATAATGCATAAATTTTTCACATCATCATTTGACGCAAGTATATACTTACAACAAC